TTTTGTTACACGCCAGTTATTTAAAATATTATCAGGCCGCTCCCATTTACCGCTCTCATCATGCACAAGCAGCTTAAGCTTTTCACCATCATAAGAGTTATCACCTGTGTTTTTCCAGTCAATGGTTGTGTCAAGCCCCTCTAGCTCTATTTGTACTTCTTTTGATTGTATCGATTTTCTAGTGAGCTTTGAAGCTGGAACCCTATATGCAAGTTCGGTCTTTGGTCTGTCCATACCGTCCTGTATAGGTTTGAAGAAAAACGGATAGTTAACCGAGATCGGCACAACCTTGTCGGTAAACATCTTCTTGGCATCCGCACCTGTTTTTGATAAGATACCAAATCGGGCGTCACTTGATATGGTTGCCATGTTGACGGTTTCTCCTGAAGCCATAAACGAGAATCCACTACGTCTGTTTTTGAGGTAGCACATACCGTAAGATCTTCTATCAGCTTTACACGCTTCCCAGAAGATGAAAAATATTCTGTTGGCTTCCCTGTAATCAGGGTGTCCGACATCAATCTTTGACCACTGCAGGTACATGTAATGAGTGCCAGTAATATAGGTAGGTGTGCCGTTATTGTAAAACCAATACCCGTTTTCACGTCTATTAAATTCCTCGTCAATATAACCTTCCCACTTGCTTTTAAATTCATCGGGATACGATTGCCAATCAAATATGCTTTTAATTCTTTTAAGCTCTTTTGGGTATTCATTTACAACCCACTTATTTTCGCGTTTCTTTAAATCTTTAGGCACGGGCGGCAATGCTATACACAAGTTTTGCACTTCAATAATCTGCCCTATCTGACCGGTTTTACTAATAACTACAATGTCATGTTCTTTATTGTAGCCGTATTTCCAAGCCTTTGACTTATTTAATCTGCTTATAGTTGTTAGCTTTACAGGCTCAACAATTTTCACTAGACTCTGCTCGTACATTATCTAGATCTTTTTTCAGCAAATCCCGAAAAGGTTTTTTTCTCTTCTTCTTGCCTTGGTTTATTTTCAAGGATACGCTCTTCTTCTTCAATACGCGTAAGTATTTCAAAAGCATCAAATATTGCAAGCTTTTTTGTAGCTGCAGCATTTTTTAGACGATCAGCAGAAACATCATCTTCCGTATTGGTAATAATCTTCTCTTCTGCTACTTTAATAAGTTCCTCAACTGCCTTGCGACCAGCTTGGATTATACTCTTCTTCGTCTCCTTGGTATTCATATTCCACGGTAATTTGATTGTTACGGACACGATATAAACGCTCTCCGTCAATATTAAATTCGTATTCGCTGCTAGGCGTGAACCCTATAAGCGAACCTTTTTTTATGCCACCGCCACCAAACTTTAATTTACCAATAAGCGGCCGCTCTTTTTCTAAGCTAAAGCTATCGTTATTAGCAATGGGCTTAACAAATGAAAATCCTTCAATTGCCCGCCATTCACCGTTTCTTTTATACGCGTAAATTTGATCAATGCTCACGGTGAAAAGGTCTTCGGTAATAAATGACTTGCTATTTTTTTCTTTACCTCTAATATCCCTAAATGCTCTAAAAACATTATGGTGCACTATAATTTCATCACCAACTTGTACTTCCGTACTCATTGCCGTGGGCGTTGATCTAACAACCCCCAAACGGCTGGTATATTGATGGTTTTGTAATTCTGTGTTAAGAAGTAATTCTTTATCTTCAATCTGCACTGCTGCAGTTGTTCTGCCGTTTTTTGGTTCTACTAAAAAATTAAAAACACTCTTCATTAGTATTTCAAATCGTATTCAACAGAAATAGCCATGTTTTTATTAAAATCTTTCCACGGCATAACGGCATCGGCTTTTTGAATATAGATAGAATACTTTTCTTCTTCTTCTATAATGTTAACTATAGTATGACCGCCATACACTTCCTGTCCAACAGAATAGTGCATGGCGTCATTTTTATAGTCCTTTCCTATACTAATCTTGCGGATTATCTGCATCGGTAATCTCGCCGCTAGATAGGTTGATATTCACATCACCGTAAGTTTCCTTAAGCTCTGCTTGTACCTTATTTAGCTCTTCACGCGTTGCAGCAACAGCCCCCATAACAGACGCTTTCTGCATTTCCAAACCGCCAATGGTAGCTTGTCCTTCGTTAATTGCACTAACAAGTTCTTGCAATTTGCTCAATTCTTCTTTTGTAACTTTTTTCATTTGATTAAAATTTAATTGTTTATGTATTTATTATTACTTATTTTGCCATTTATCTAACATTACAAAGCAGTACCCTGGATTGTAATAAAGTCGTGCACGTTTTGTTCAGCAGGTGGATTAAATGTATATGTTGCTGTATTCGTCGAGCTTACCGTTAGCTTAGGCGTTAAAGACGTGGCTAATGATCCAGTTAGTAATGACACGTCTGTGCGGTTGTACCCGGCTTGGTTACATTGTACATTACTTATGGCATTTGCTACAATTTCAACTTCAACAATATCACCTGTGGTAATAGTTAAAGTGGGATTAGTTATAGTTGCAGCATTGTTTGATGTTTTAATCATCGTACACTGCGTTACCCCATTTACTTTAATATAAGCCTCCCACGCATCACAATCCGGTGGTGCTGTTGGATTATAATAATCCTCATATATGCTCAGCGTAAATGTTGTAGCGCCGCCGCCACCGCCGCTGCCCCCGCCACCGGAAATAGTTCCGCCGCAGCATTTTTTCATTCCTATGCCGATACTACGGCTAATACCGACAGCCATATTATTTTACAGCTACAATGTCAGCCGCGGTTGTACCGGTAGCCAATACATAATCGCAGATTACAGGCAACCAACATCCATCACTAACGTTTTTAAACGTCACATTTGCAGTTGCTTTTCTTAGTCTAACAGTAACATCACCGCCTGTGCCCACATATAATGCAGCCTCACCCAAATGCGTAGTGCTGTCCATAGTGTCATTAGGGGTAATAGCTACAGCTTCTGTTGCGAAATCTGGTTGAGTAGTATATGATCCCATTTTATATTATTTTTATATTAACATTTCCATCTACGACGTGCGGCGCAGATACGTTTGTCTGGTGTTTTAGAACAGTTGATGTTGTGCATCTCCATCTGCCCTTTTGAACGCGCACAGTATGACGTACGGCGTTTACCACCCCCTGGTTGAGGTGCTTTTAGATTACCGCCTGTTTCGCGGTTGTAAGCCTTACGCCCAGCAGCGGTCATACCCGCTCCTTCTTTAGCGGTTAAGAAATGGCGACCTTTGCCTTTGGTGGTTTTCTTTAACTTTGCAAACGGTGAATTATGTTGTACGTAAGCCATTGTTATTTAGTTTTTTGATATGCTTCTTTTTCCCAAGGCAAGTTGTGCGCGCCCTCTGCCATAAGCTTTCTATTAAAAAACTTCATTGGCGATTTAGTGTCAGGCTTCCACATTACCTCTCCATTAGTATAGTCGAGTTTACCCTGGGCCATCTGACTAAGATGTACTTTTTCATGCTGCACTGCATCGTTAATCTTGCGTTGGCTCATGCCTTTTTGCACGAATACCGTACCGTCACGATTAGCCTCTGCTTCAATACCACCGCCCAGTTCTTTTTCAAAGACCGGCATGCCAAACTCTGACGCTTCTTCGTTAATCCCAAAGAGCGTGTTTTTGTTTTTAAGCTTAAACATTACATTCCGCAGCCGCATCCGCAGCCTTTCTTTTGCATTGGACTTGAGTCTAGGTTTAGTGGTGTTTTACCACCAGCATCAACCGTAACTTCTTGGGTAGCCGGCATATTAATGTATTTGCATTTAGCACGTTGTGTGATTGGCTTAACTTGCATCATCGATCTTTATCTTTAATCATATCGTCAATCGCCTTATTGTAGACTTTATCAGTATATGTTTTGTTTTTATAAAACTTACTAGAGGACCCAAACGGTATATCTTCTTCACCTAAAAGAATGTTATATATTCTAGTAATCATTCTTTTTGTTTTGTAAGAAGTTTTGAAAACGCTGTATTTAATTGTAGTGCGGTTTCTGTGCCGCCATACCTCAATCCAGCCTTCTCTCCTTAACCGCTCCCACCGATCTTTATCCCAAGAATAGGTGTAAGTCCCATTAATAAAATCATCACGCGTAAATCGATCTTTACAATCAAGATAAATTAATAGCTCAAGATCCGCGTCATTTATCCCGTAAGTTTTACAAGCCCATTTTCTAACGAGCCTGTAATACTTTAGGAGATTTATTTCTTTTAAATCTGACGCTGTTAATCTCATTCTACAATAACAACGTCATTAACGGTAATTATATGGAATAATTCATTTTTCCATTCAATACCAAATCCAGCATGCTTGTCGTATCGGATAATATCACCATCTTCAACGCCAATTACTAAAGGCCCACAGGTTATGACTTCCGCTTTTAAATACCTAATATCAGTATTTTGACTTTCGGTTAATTCAAGCCCGCCCACCTTTTTAGGAGCCTCTTTTATTTTCTTAATTACAATATAGTTATTTACCGCTTTCATCTAGTCTCATGTTTGAAATTACTACATCAGCGGAAATAATTGTGGTCGCTACACTAATCGCATTTTTTAACGCCGTCTTTGTTACAAGCACGGGATCAATAATACCAGCTTTCAACATATTAACCTCTTTGCCGGTTGTTGCGTCCACACCTCGATTTTTGCTTAATGCTGGGTCTTGAATATCAAGATTAGCGTTTTGCATAATTGTATTGAACGGTGCTTTGATTGCGTTGAGCAATGCTGTGTAGCCGTCGTTCTTAGGCTTAATTTTATGTGACGCATGCAATAGTGCTGCACCACCGCCTGCAACGATACCTTCTTTTAATGCCGCTTGTGTTGCATAAATTGCATCTTCAACGCGGTCTTTCTTTTCTTTTAATTCGACCTGAGAGTCTGCTCCCACATAAATCAAGCCAACTTTACCGGTAAGCATAGAGAGTCGTTGCTCAAGCTTGTTTTTGAAAAACCCGTTTGTTTCGTTAGCGATTTTGTTGCGCACCATTTCAATGCGTTCTTGGAGCAGCTCACGGTCGGTTTCAACCTGCAGCACAGTGTTCTTCTGGTTCGTCACAGACTTAACTGCTTCACCTAATACATCTGGGCTAATTAAATCTAAATCGTCGCCAAGTTCTTCATTGATTACCTTCGCTCCTGTTAAAATAGCTAGGTCTTCAAGCGTTTCTTGCTTTGTTGGCCCAAATCCAGGTAAATCTACAATGTTTACCTTGATATTACCTTTTACTTTATTCGCTAATAGCGTTTGGTAAGGTTGTTGCTCAACGTCTGCGACTATAAGCAGGCTTCTATTTGATTTTATAACGTGTTCTAGGACACTTTGAATTTTTCTAATGTTGGGTATAGGGGAAGAGACAATAAGTACGTAAGGGTTGTCTAAAACAGCTATTCCTTTATCTTTGTCTGTAATTAAATGCGGCGATTTAATGCCGGAGTCAAATTGAGTACCCTCTACAAAGTCGACATACGTCTCATTTGTATCGGATTCTTCCATTAATACAACTCCATCTTTTCCAACTCGCTCGAAAGCTTGGCCAATTTTTTCTCCAAGCTCTTTATCGTTGTTACAGCTAATGTAAGCAACTTGCTGTAGCATATCACCCTCAACCGCCACACTGGCAGCATCAAGATAATGTACAATCTCTTTAGCACAAGCTTCAACGCCTTTTTTAATTTCTCTAATCGTGGATTCATCTGTTACTTTATTTAATTCGTGCAAAAGTGAGTGCGCGAGGACAGTAGCTGTTGTTGTACCATCACCCGCTTCACGCACTGTATTTGCCGCAGCCTCCTTAACTAAGGTAGCTCCGATATTTTCGACCGGGTCAAATAAGACTACGCTTTCCGCTACGGTTACACCATCTTTTGTAATGACCGGCCGGCCCATTGCGTCTTCGTAGATTACACATTTACCAGAAGCCCCTAGTGTGGACTTCACTGCGTTCGCTAACTTGTTGACGCCGGACATAATTTTTGAGTTGGCCATGCGACCAAATGTAAGATCTTTAACGATCTCGCTCGGGTTATTAAATTCCATTAAATTAAATTATTTTGGTTTCTTATTCAAATGTTTTAACTACTTTAGGTCCTTGTGCATATTCAAGCTTCTTCGCAAAATGCTCAATTGAAGAATCGATTGCATTTTCCGCACCCTCAATAGTCTCCCGGCGAGTGACATCGTGCCATTGGTCTTCGCCTAGGTCTAGTTCGGTTTGAAAGTAACCATTAGGTAATCGAACAATACGCCAGTTCTTTTTTTCTGCCGCTCGCTTCCACCACGCGAGTTGTTCGTTGGACGGTTTTTGGCTATCGCCAAAGGTGGTCGTTCGGTAATAAAATGTCATTTGGTTTAAATGTTTAAGGTTATGTTATATATATTACCTAAAACTAGTGGTTTTTAACGTTTTATAAGTTTCTCTTCAATGACTTTCCACAAAACAAGTGCTGCAAGCAAGTAAAGCCCCAGCTTTTGTAGTTTTTGCATAGGTGTTTCTCGCTCTTTGTAAATAATTTTATCTACCGGCACCTCTACAATACTTATTATTGTATCAGATTCACAAGTAGCATCTACTCTTATCGTGTCGAAACGTCGGCTTATTTTTACTTTTAATCGTTCTTTCTCCACTACTATAGTATCCGTTTCCTTGAGCACCACAGTATCCGTCAAGGCCACAGGTGGTGTCACAATCGTGTCTACTGCAATCACTGTG